TGACGGTCGGCTTGTCCTTGTATGCGCCCTTGAGTACGAGATCCTTGTCTCGTGCGATCTGGTCCGGCCTGATGCCGCGAGCTGCAAGCTCATCGTCGCTCATGCCCAGCATCCAGACTGCCTGACCTGGAGACACCTTGTGCGCTAGGTTCCAGTAGTCCTTGAAGGCGTCCCACTCACCATCCTCGCCGATGTAGTCAGGACGTCCGTAGATGATGCTGTGCAGCGACATCGTTCCGGCAGACAGGATTGGGGAGACGGTGGCGGAGTAGAACTGGTAGAGCTTGGATCCGACCCACTCAATAGGCTTCAGAAGCCATGGAGTACCGCCGCCCTCAGCGGCGGCCCTCTCCTGGGCGAGGGCGTTGAGCTGGGCCTGGGTCATCTCGGAGGTTGGATCGGACATGTCGATGCCCTGCGAAGACCAGTAGTCAGCAAGCTGAGCCTGGACCTTCGCGGGTAGCTGCTCCATGGAGCCGACCCCAGTCAGGACTCCATCAGAGATGGTCTGAAGGTCCTTTGGGTTATAGCTGGTACCCGCCACTTACTTCTCCAATGTCGACGTCTGGCACCTCCGCCAGACTGTTGTCGTCGTACGGAGTGATGCCACTGCTGAGTAGATTCCTGGCCATGTCGTTGGCCTGGTCCCTCGACACGCCTGAGCGTGCGAGGCTTACTCCCATGACGGGAGCGTCACCGAATGCTAGGGCCAGTGCGCCCATGTCGTCGAACCACTGGCCGCCGTACTTGTAGTCGAGGTCTTCGGCCATCACTGCATCGCCTTGACCTTGCGCACGACGTTCCTCATTGCCCAGCTAGCGCCAGGCTGGTTCGCCATGAACTCCAGTACCGGAAGATAGACAGCGAGGGACTGAAGGTCCTCCTCGCTCTGGTTGGCGAGGCCAAGGGCCTCCTCGCCTCGACCGGCACCCATTGCCGCCCCGTCAGTGACGGGGACGCCAGGCTGTGCCGATGGTGCATTCAGTCCGACCACCCTGGATGCGGGGTCGCCGAATAGCGATGCGAAGTCTACGTTACCTCCGGGACTCTGTCCCATCTGTGCGCCAGACTTCTGTTCCTGGTAGTCAGCCTGCTCACCATACCCGGCGTTGGGCAGGCTGGTATTCGCGTTGCTCACCGCCTTGTCGGTGCGCTCGCTGAACTTGCCGGGTCCTGAAACCTCAGCCATCGTAGTCCTTCACCACCTCGTAGAACTGGCTCTCTTCACGCTTGTGTAGGTTGTGCTGTGCGGCTGCGAGGGAGACCATCTGAAGAGTCTCAGCGGTCTCCCTCGCCACGCCTGCTAGCCAAGAAGCACCGAGGACGAAGAACGTCCACTTGGTGTGCTTGAGAGGTCGAATCTCGATGAGTTCGACCTCGGTCTCGTTCTCGTCCACGGTTCCCCTTACTTGGCCATAGTTCCGCCACCACGAGTCATGCCCGTGTTGACGAGGATGTGCGTCTCCCAGCCGATGGTCGCTGCCTCCGCCTGGTGACGGGAGTCACCGTGGGCGGTGGAAGTCATGGGCTGCTGCACGTGAGGCGAAAGCATACGCCCCTTCAGCGTCTCCCAGTCACCGGAACGTGGGTGCTGCGGAAACATTCCCTCGCTCATGCCTTACTCCTTGCGGTTGCCTTCTTGGCGGTCTTAACGACCGGCCTGTTGGCCGGGTCGTCCTTCTCCTTCTGTCCGCATGCGGGACAGCGGATGCCGTGTCGGTCCTTGTAGTCGTGATACTCGGACGCCTTGCAGTACCAGCAGATAGCCATCAGATACCAGTCTGCCTCTGAGTTCGTGCGGACATAGTTGCTTCGCCCTTACCGGTCAGACCGGCCAGGAGGCTCATCATGTCGAACCCCTGAGGCTGTCCCGCTCCTCCCGGAGCGGTGCTTCCCTGTGGCGCTCCGCCTCCAGGTCCTCCAGGCGCCGCTGGACCTCCACCGCCCATCAGGGCAGCCAGCGGGTCAGTGGCCGCTGCTGCGGCCTGCTCCTTTGGCTTGAACACCTTCAGCACAGCATCGTGCACCGAGGTGCCCTTCTCCCTCTCCTCGATCAGCTTCGCCGTCTTGGATAGGGCATCAACGGGATCAACCATACCCTGCTGCGCCATCGGAAGAATAGCCTGCATGTACGCCATGATCCCCTGCTTGAGAGCGTCAGTGAACTGCTCGTTGTCGATCTGCGTCTGGAGCTGGACCACGTCCAGATCCATCGGAAGCTGACGCTGAACGAAGTCCCTAGACACCAGCTGGTCACCACGTAGCTGGAGAAGTGCGACGATCGCACGTGCAGGGTCCTGACCCGCTGCGAAGCCGTAGGTGACATCCGTAGTGTAAGAACCCTTAATGTCCCTACCTGGAGTGTACGTCTCCTCGAAGGGCGTTCCCTGGACAACGCCACTCACCACCTTCTTCTCGTTCGGCCATAGCTTCTCGTCCATCTCGAAGCATAGCTCGATCGCCTTGGCTAGCGCCTGGGCGATCACTGCCTGGCCAGTGGTGATGACCGTGTTGAATCCACCCATGAGGGCCTGGACTCCACGGCCAGTGATGATGCTGGCGTCGATGTTGCCAGAACGAACCTCAGGACTACGCATCGCCTGGCGAGCCTCCATGTCCAGCATGGAGCCTTCCTGGAAGGCGTACTGAGGAACGTCCAGGGCTACACGACGGACACCCTCAGGGTTGTCCGTGCGGATGATCGCATCGTCTCCGAAGGTCATCTTCTGGACGTCACGAGGAACGGCTAGCGGTGCACGCACAGACTTCTCAGTGGCCTCAAGGCCAAGGAGTGCCATACGCGCCTTGGCTAGCTGCACCCAGATGGCGTCATCGAATGCACCACGGATCTCCATGTCGAAGCCAGGACGCTTCGCGATGGAGACGTAGACCTTGCCGAGAGGGTTCGGCATCATGTCCACGATCTGGTTGCCGTGGTTCGGAAGGAACATCGTGATCTGATCGCCGTCGCAGTACTTCACGACCTCGATCTCACGCTCGGCCCAGCCGACCTCCTGGCCTCCGGTCTCGTTGCTCTGAAGTACTCGAAGAAGGTGTGGGAACTTCGAGACGAGATGGATAGCCTCCTCGCGCCACACCTTCGTGTAGCTGCGAACTCGGCCGTACAGGTCAAGCTCCGGGTAGACACCCATAGGGTTCTCTACTCGGATGCGTGGCGCCTTGTTCTCGAAGTCAGGCTCGACTACGTAGATCGCCATGCCGTACGTGTTGTAGTAGTCGCAGAAGGTGACCTGCTTACCGGAGGGAAGCTGGCTGTTCTGGACGTAGGCGTTGGCGATCTTCGTCCTCTTGCCAGAGAACTTCTTCGCCTTGTCGGTAGTGATGACGCCGGAAGCGCAGTTGATGGACGGCATGGTACCCATGACCTCGGCCATGTCACGAGCTGCCGTATCGACCATGTTGGCCACGATAGGCTTGGGCCATGCGTCGGGCATGGCACCAGGCATCACCGTGTCAATGTCGCCAGAGCGAACATCGTGAACATCGCGCTGACGCTGATCGCGGTCAGCCGCCGCTCGACGCAGCGACTCCACCTTCTGCGCTACCTTGTCGATGGTCAGCGCCATATGCTCTCCTTACTTGGGCTTCGCTACCTTCAGCTTCTTCCAGGAGTCCGGTCCTGGGTAGCCGTCCGCAGCGCTGCCGCTGTATCCCAGCTTCCTCTGCCACCAGGCGTACGCCTTGATGTCGGCCCTGGTGAACTCAGGTCCAGGTCCCTGCTTGTAGCCCTTGTATCCGGCCTTCACGAGGGCCTTGCCCATCTCCGTGATCAGGGGGTGTCGCTTACCCAGTCGGAAGAAACCAACGCCTGGGAAAGGGGCGTATACGGGCTTAGGCTTAGGTGCAGGCTTCGGGCTGGAGGGGCTTGATGCCCCTCCGTCCAGCACCTCCTGGACTCGGTCGCGGAAGTCCGACATGTCGATGTTGATCGGGTCGATCTTCCCGTACTGCCACTCCTTGTGTCCGATCACGGACTCGGCCTTCCAGCCGTAGAAGCGGCAGATCGCGGCGGACGCCTTGACCATCGCGGTCACCTGCTCGGCAGGCCAGGGGTCAGTGCCGTTGCCGAGGTTCACGCACTCGAAGCCGTAGAACATGTCGTTGCCGTCGACGGTGTTCTCGTTCGGGTGGAGGTTCCCGGTGTAGTTCTCGTTCTGTACTGCGGCCAGCGTGTCAGGGTCTCCCAGTCCGGCGTGGTTCGCACGCCCCTTGGAGATCAGGTAGACGACACCCTTCTTGTCGATCACTCCGTGGCAGAGCGGCCCCGGTAGGGCCGCGTACCCATCCCAGCAGATGTTGACGCTGTTCTGGGTTCCACTCGTCACAGTGTGGTGAACGATCACGCCGTTGACCGGACCGAACGGCTTGCCGGTCTCCTCGTCACGCTGATGATCAGTCCAACCCTCGACCTCGACTACCTTCACCCCCTCGGCCTTGAGGGCCTTGACCAGCTGCGCAGCGGTCATAGGAGTTGCCATTAGTTACCCCACCAACTTCCGGATCCGTTTGACATGTTTGCCTGGGCCATGTAGTCCAGGTCGATCGTGATGGTGCGCTCCTTGTCTCGCGCACTCTGGTACTCATTGGCTACGTGGAACACGTTGTCCACCTCGCCGATCAGCTCTCGGGCTCGAATCTCTGCGAACCAAAGGGCCATGACTGTGTCAGTCTTCT